AATATATTATGTCGCCAAGTCTTTAAATTCTTTTACAAACTCTATTATGAATGAGCGGGTTCAAACCGCTTGGTCAATGTGAGCCCATTGAACCCACAAAAGTAGCACGTTGTGATGATGTTATATGAAGTTGGCTGCTTGCTGGTACAGAAATTACAATAATATGTGTAGGCGCACCGATGTAGTTTGCGACACACCGAACACGCATGAAGATTGTCGCCTACCAAATGAGTAATCGTTTTTGCGCTGCATTTACAGTGATCTTGTAAAACCTTGTATTTGAAATCATCCGACGTGTGTTTCAAACAACTAAATATACACATACCACCCCGAATATATTGTAATCCGCCATTTATACGAATTCCATATTTTTGCGCGTTTTGCGCACGCTCTTGTTTCCGCGCTTTCGAATGGCGGTTTTCGTGGCGGGTTTGATACGATAAGCTGGCGCATCACTTCCAAAATAGAGAAATTCGCGCACATGAAACATAATTTTTCTGGTTATATCCATCTCAGATTCATAAGACAAAGTCGAATGTGTGATTTCACCAAGAGAACTTGAAAGCAAATCCATGAATTTTACATGATTTTGACTGGATAACATATCCAATTCGCCCATTCTCCGCGTAATCTCTATTTTGGTGAGTGAATGATGGTATGATTTCGGCAAAATATAATAGACCTTGTCTTCACACATGTGTTCATAGTAAGTGTTGTCTATAAAACAAACTTCGGTCATAGCAGGCGGAAACATAGCACACTGAACCAAATCGCTGTAGCTTTTATCTGGTGATGTTCGTCGGATATTCACGATTTTATTCCGTATTTTAAACGCGCAAATCGGGTCTTCAAATAGAGGTTTGTCTACAACCTTGATTTTCACGTGGAAAAAGTTAATTATAAATTTGACCCAGTTTCCGCCACACTGATTATTTGTGTATAAAAAAAGCCGAGAAAATGCACCCTGTTGTTTTTTGTGATAGAGGAACTCCAATATTGTAATAATACCAGGACGCACAAATTCGGGAAACATATCGAACAATTTATTGAATTCACCCTGACTAAGTTCTCGGCCCAAAATCTTAGTCAAACATTTGTATACAATATGGAGTTCGACAAATTGCCCGAGTGTTTCGTCTAAATCAAACACAATAATCTTGTTTCGCAACCGAGTAAAAAGTTTGTCTGGTTTAAAGTATTTGCCCTTGTATACTTTAACCATTTTTTTCTGATTTTGTTTCAGGGCATATCCAATCATAATGAGCGGTCCTATAAAATAGTTTCATATATTCAGAAATACAAAAATCATGATTCGGAAATCAAGTAGTCGTTCGCCATCAATACCAAATATTCGCCATAACTGAGTTTCTGGTATATCAAGCATTCGTCAAATGAAACACGGATAACCCACGGCGCACGCCAAATCTTGATAGTTAATGTAATCCCGGTTTCCGTAAAATCAATCGCAGACAAAAATCCGCCATTCGACATCTTATAGTGTGGTGCCGCATCCGCGTATTTCTGTATCCATCGCGTATATTTGCCGAGATGGAGCACATCCAACTCATCCACGTATCTGTATCCTCTCAATGATTTTATAAATTTGATTTGATCCTGTTTGGAAATCATATATTCGGGACCGTCTTCGCCCAGATCGTCAAACGACTTGGCAACTTCATCAACAATATTCTTGGATGTCCGATTCTCTAGATACAAGTTGTTTTTGTTCTCGGTGGCGTCGAGGTAGTCTTTGGCGTTAATAGAGGCGAGTAATGAGCTGTCCGCCAATACCGATTCGTAAATGCCCTTGACCTCGTCCACGGTAAATGATTTTTGCGATGATGACATGGATAATCTATAATTTATAATAGTAAATGAAACGTTTTTATTTACTATACGGAAAATAATTATAGAATTGCGCTCATATCAATATCGAACATAGTTTTCACACTGTCGAAGAAACTCATCGCAACCTCGGTGATTCCGACGTTTATTAAAATGAAAATTGCCGCGCCAAAAATGAGGGCACCGTCGGATGGTGTAAATGGGACGCTCGCTCGCAAAGGGTTAAATTTAATTATTAATATAATAGCCAATAATACGTGGACCATATTACTGATAAACCGAATATGGTTGGGGGCAATGTATGTGATTCCTAGAAAAATAAGTATATATACAATGTAAAATCCAGTTATTAAAATCATATATGTGGGTTTCACGTGCGAATCAACTACACGATCTACCTTATTTATTGCGGGTGATGATTTAGAAGCCATTCTCTATAACCAATATAGAGATTTTTATACAAATACAGTAATGACACAACCACCTGTAATTCATAAATATGTTTTACACGAAAAATTGGGAAAAGGATGTTTTTCATCGGTATTCAGAGGGGTTCATAAAATAACCAATCGAGAGGTCGCTTTAAAAATCGAATCTGATGCGGCGCCTCTTAATATGTTGAAACGCGAATCCAAGATTATTTCATACTTGAACAAAGAACTTGCCGTTGCTTATATACCAACCCTATTTTGGTATGGACGATATGGTGAACATATTTGTATGGCGACAACATTTTATCAAAAAACACTTACAACACATATTGCCGAGTTATGGAAAACAAGTAAACCGAATATTATAATAGAAATTGCGCTTTTATCTTATCAAATAATAGAGATTTTTCAACACGTCCACGGTGTATTCATCCTACATTGTGATATCAAACCAGACAATTTTATGATAAATACTAATGGAAAAGTGGTGCTGATTGACTTTGGGTTGGCGTGTTTATACGTGGAAAGCGGGGATACTACAAAACATCGTCACAATGAAATGAAAGAACATCTGGTTGGTTCTCCTAAATATGCGAGCTATTTTTTACATGAAGGGTTCACGCCAGCACGGAGAGATGATATGATGTCGATTGGATACTTGTTTTTAACAATGTTTAAAATAGAGATGCCTTGGTCTAAAGACATGACAAAAGACATGTCTGGACCCAATGAATACCCATTATATCATATAATGCACCCGCATAACATAATACGAAAAAAAATGAAATCACCAGAACAATTGTTTAAAAACTTACAAACATTACAAAATAACAAAATGATTTCTAAAAATTATTTACTACCGTATTTTGCGAATGTTTATAGATTGGATATAATAGAGACACCGGACTATTATACTTTAAAAGGACTTTTCTCTACACTTTACTAGGTGGTACCTTAAACGGATGTAGGCAATATAGGGTTCATAATAGCCTGAACTTGTGTGCTATTTTTAAGTAATTTGCTCAATGCTTCAGCATCGATAGTTTGTTCAGTATATTTATCGTTCAATACAATGCCCGCAGTAGCTTTTTTATCAACAGATTCAGTTGGTTTTTGACTTTGCGCATTTATTTGCGCAATAATTTTGTTTATATCAGTTTCTCCAGCGGTAGCGTTCGCATTCGCAGCATCAGTAGCATTTGCTGCAGTCTCATCAATCCCTTCTAAAATCGGCAAATACGCCGACATCGCAAGTGAAATCACTAAAATCGCCAAAAGCATAAAAATAGAGACAATCCGGTTATTTGAAAATCCGAAGAAATACATTATATACATTTTACAAACATAATAACATCAATGAATATAACTAATAGTTTTATAAAATCAATATAAAGAAACTCCCCATTATATAGTATAAAAATCAAGATGTCTTCTTCTTCTACACGCACAATGGGTTCAGTAAAGTGGTTCAACAATAAGGCTGGTTATGGATTTATTACCTGTATTGAGGGTGATCTTTTGAACAAGGATATTTTCGTACACCACAGCGCAATTGTGGTGGGAAGCGACCAGTTTCGTTTCCTGGTTCAGGGAGAGTTTGTCCACTTCGACTTGGTAAAGGTCGAGGGAGATGAAAAGCACGAGTTCCAGGCCAATAGTGTTACTGGAATTAATGGAGGTAAGCTTATGTGTGAGAACCAAAGACTCAAGCAAGGCGACAAGCAAAGCGACAAGCAAAGCGACAGAAAGCAAAGCGACAAGCAAGGCGACAAGCAAGGCGACAAGCAAGGCGACAAGCAAGGCGACCGAAAGCAGAGTGACCGAAAGTTTGGAAACAATAAATCCAAGACTGCTTAAAAACTTAATGATTATAGATTTTTATTTTATCAATTGTGTAAAATAAAAATTATTGGGATTTCATTTGTTTTATAAAGAAAATGTAGTATCTTTTAATCTTAACCGTTGGTTCGGCTCGCCAAAAAAGTGTTCTAACTGTATGTTGACTCCAAAAACAAATTCTAGATGGGTTTTTATAGTATTCTTATATGATGTTCTCAATCCTTTATAATTATCAGAAAAAGTAGAACCATACGCAGTTGGAAATAAATAGTTTTTCAAACCATCTGGCGGCATAATCATAAATAAAAATGTTACTCCTAGAGCAAAAACGTCAGTAGCAAACAAGTCGGTACTTTTATCTATCGTATAATCTTGTCCAACCAATTCAGGAGCATGATAGAATGGTGTTCCGCCAGAATAAATAGTTTCATCGGTTTGTTTACATAATGTCCCAGCATCAACAAATGTAACTTTTTCAGAAGAATTATTAGAAGAAGTTAAAACTAAGTTTCTTGGTTTTATATCACGGTGCGCAAAACCCTTAGTATGTAAGCACTTTACTGCATCAACAATATCTTTAATATGTGTTTTTACCTTTTGTAATCTATTATCATTACTAATAGACTTGTATACAACTTCTAAGTTTTCTCCACAATTTTCCATAACAATTTTTAAAATAAGATAATATGGGTTATAGTAATATCCAATTAATTTACAAAACGAATTCGGGCATATTTTTGTAGTTTCATGGTAATATTTTAATTCACTATTTAATAATGAAACAGTTTTTTGAGGGTCTATCCCTACCTTATGTATTTGTGAACCAATGTTTATAATTTTGACGACTTTCTTATCTGATATATATACTTGTCCATTACCACTAGGAGGAAACCAAACAACACCGTTGTTATATTTACTAGGTATATCTCCTTCATCCAATTGTTGAATAGTATTTGGTAATTTTTTCATAAATTCATTGATAAAATTCTTATATGTTTCTTCTGTATCTCTTTTTAATTGAGCGGTGAGCGCATCAATTTTGCGTGAATTTGCCGATGATTCGTTGCTGTGTGAAGGCGACCTATGTCTTTTTTTTGATGATGATGATGCTCCCCCCCTTTTCATTGTTGTTCGTTTTATATTATTTTTGCGCCCCAAACTCTTACGCCGATGTGCCATCTATATATAGTAAGTTATATTATTTCAACTTCATAAAAATATTCGGCGTGCATCAAAATCATATCTTGTCAAGTAAATCACTATCCGAATACCTCAGCGGTCTTCGGCGTTTGAATATGTTTACGGTGAATAACACGCGAATACTGTCCAAAAACCATTAATTGCATCGCTAAAATCTGTCTGCGCGTCCTTCACCATGTATTTGTGATACTGGTAGTATTGACTGTATATTGTTTCAAAATCGTACTGTGAAGCAACGTCTCGCCATAATTGACCGACAAGCACTCACGAGAGGCGGAAATCCATCATACCGATTATTTATATAATATCCTAAATGTGTTTTGAGTATGGATTCTTCAATTTGGTAAAGATCGATGGGGATGAAAAATGCAGGTTCCGTGTCGAGATTGTTGCCGACATCAATGGAGGCAAGCTTATATGTGAGAAAGCGAAGCGATCAAAAGCGAAGCGACCGAAAGCAGAGCGACTTAAAGCGAAGCGACCGACAAGCAAGGCAATAAGCAAGGCAATAAGCAATGCGACAGAAAGCGAAGCGACTGAAAGCGAAGCGACTGAAAGCGAAGCGACTGAAAGCAATGCGACTGAAAGCAATGCGACTGAAAGCGAAGCGACCAAAAGCGAAGCGACTGAAAGCGAAGCGACCAAAAGCAAGGCGACCGAAAGCGTAGCGACCGAAAGCGTAGCGACAGAAAGCAAGAAGTCCGATACCGCTTAAAAACTTATGAGTATAGATTTTTATTTTATCAATTGTGTAAAATAAAAATTATTGCGATTTAAATTGTTTTCTAGTTATATTTTTGGATGGTTCATTTTTTCTCCAGTAAGAAGTATGATTTTTTCTAAAATCTTTATGTTCTTCATTAAAACTATTATGTTTTGCCTTTAAAGAATTTAAATTTTTACCCTTGTATGTTTTTAATAAGTCTAAATTTTTACCCAATGTTTTAGAAAATAAACTAATGCTGGTTTTTGGTATATATTCATATTTTTGTATAGAATTGTGTATATCAGATAAAATAAAAAAATTTTGTTGTATTTCTTTTTCTATGTTTTTATGTTTTTCTTCGTGTTTTATTCTTCTATTTGATTTTTGAATTGAAGAAATATAATTACCTGTATCTGTTCCTGGATTATCATTAGTAACAATATATTTGTCTTTATCTGTTGGACCTGGAGATAATGAATCTGAATCTGAATCTGCACCAAAAAGTAATTTTGATGCAAAACCTTTTTTTTTAAAAGAAGGATTATATACACCTAAAGAATCCACAGGATTACCATCTATAATTGGTTTCATATATTCTCCTACTTTATGAGTTAAATCTAGTCTGCCATATGTACGAACAGCATTAAAACCAGGTTGTATTCCAGGATATTTTTCATATAACATATGTAAATATTATATACTATTTACATATATTTTTACCTCCTGCCTCTGACTCTTGATTTTCTAAAATTGGCGGGTTTGCGATTTCGCGTTTTATTTACAATCTTATTGAAAGTATTATTGTGTTTATTTGGCTTCTTATATATACCCTTAGCTATTTGTAAAATATCACCCAAAGACTTACCTTTGTGCTCTGCCGAGGTCTTTTTCACTAAATCCATCCATGCGTTTCCCATTTTATATACTATATCCACATAAAATTGAATGAGAAGCTAAAACAATCTAAATACAAAACTCAAATCATTATTATAACTAACTTTCAAACCTATATTATAAATAGCAAAAATGGTAAAAAACACTACTGGAGGAGGAAACGCCAAGCGTCAAGGACGTAAATTCGCAAACAACAGGGCAGTTGATTTGCGAAAATCAGAAAACGTGCTTGAAGAGTACGCAT